TGCCTATAACACTTGCAGCAGTTGCAGTTAAAGTTTCACCTACTTTTGCAGTTCCACTTATAGTAGGTACTCCACTTATCACAGGAACACTTCCTGCAATGTTTGCTATATCATTTGAATCTTGGTTAGCACTTCCTAAACTATTTGTAGCAGTAACCATACAATCAATATCAGTAGCATAATCATCAGCCACTAATGTATAAGTGCTTGATGTCGCTCCACTAATATCACTTGCATCTCTTCTCCATTGATAGGTAAATGTAATTGTAGCAATACCTTGCCAACTACCATTAGTAGTAGATAGTGTTTGACCTACTTGTCCTGTTCCACTTGCTACAGGTGCAACCAAATTATAAGGAGAACCAAGTATAGGGCTAATAGCATTTGAAGAAATACTTGTAGAACCTACATCATCAGTAGCAGTAACCACACAATTGATGCTTGTATTATCATCTGCCTCTACTAATACATAGGTTGAAGATGTAGCACCACTTATATTAACATTATCTCTTCGCCATTGATATGCAAAGGTTATTGTTCCTGTTCCTGTCCAAGTACCTGTAGTGCTTGTTAAAGTTTCTCCTCTCTCAGCAGTTCCAGAAATAATAGGTGGTGTTAAGTTTATTGGTAAATTTGAGTCTTCATCGGTAAAGTAAACACTACCAACACCTTGCGCTCTTACTGAGCCATCACAACACTCTATAGAGTAGGTTGAGGTTTCCCAACATAGACAACCTCTTCTACCGCCTTTAGGAGAGGTGCGTGAGGGTATGTAGTTCTTCTCGTTCATTTTTATGAAACTAAATCTTCATATACAGAACCCCAACCAATAGTGTTATCAGTAACTCCGTTTCCCCAATATGTAGAACTATATATGCTTCCGTAGTTCATTGCCTTCTATTTTTTTTACAAGCCTCTTGAGCTTCTTTAAGTTAACCTCTTTGACTTTGTAGCGTTTCTTAGAGTTGCCATCCATTGAAGACTGCATCTTTGTCTGGGTGTACATCATCGTTATTATTCGTATTATATTCAGGATAAGTAGAATTGTTGAAAGCCATAAAGTCAATGAACCTACGGGTGTAGTGTTCTGCAATGTCTCTATGTTTGTTGGTCAAGAAGTCTACTTCGTTCTTCTCCATTGCTATGCTATTCTCAGCAGTATGCTTATACGCACCACCGTTACCTATCGTATAGGCAGCGTGAGGTAAATACTCAACCATAGCCCAATGTATTAACATCGGTTGTACATAGTCATCCAATAGCGTAGCATAAGCAGCAGGTACACTATCTGCTATAATATCATTACGCAACTTATCGTACAACTTAGTGCCTAAGTAGTTTTGTATGTGTATCTCTTGAGCGATCTCAATGAATTGTAGGAACTTGTCGCTATCTACATTACCAGAGAGTACGCTATTGCGTACAATGTCATCTCTCTTTATAAATAATACTTTTGCCATTATCCTTTGTAATTAGGGTGATGCCCTTGTCTTGGCATATCTATTGGTGCTACTGCAACCTCTTTAGGGTTCTTAGGTAGCTTAAATCCTGCTCTTACCGCTTGGTTAACATTAACATATCTCGTACCTCGTAGCGCATCGCCACCGTAAGGTTCTCCGTTCTTCTTCAACTTCTTCTTGTAGATTCTACGCTCCCATCTATGGTAGCAGTTTACACCACCCTTATACTTAAATAGAGAGTAGTTTCTACCCTTGTGTCCAAAGCTCTTATTTACACCTCTTGCACTCATCATACCAATATCCTCTTTGCGGTACAATTTCCCTTGAGATAGCATAGTCTTACAGAAAGTACGAGAACTGCCTTTAGCGGTCTTCTTAGTACCCTTCACATACTTGTATCTCACCTTATAGATGTCTCCATCTTGAGTGCTATCTTGTTTTGCTGATAATTCAGTAAGTCCGTTGAGGTAGTTCTCTACATCAAAGTCTTCAGGTTCATCATCACCTACAATTTCTGCATCAACGAGTTCATAGCCTTCTGGCTCTTCCTCACCCAAGTCAGCCAATGCATCTAACATCTCGTGGGCTAACTTGTCATCAAGAAAAGGGCGGCTATCCTCGCTTAGTTCTTCTTCAGCTTTAATAGGTACGCAATTAGGCACTTTCTTACCATCTTTCATCTTCATACCTATCTGCTCATAACCCTCCGTACAAGGATCATCTGCATCTTTTAAATCTTCCTTACATCCACAATCCTCAACCTTACTAAGTTCTTCTCTTTGCTCCTCAGTAATATCTGCTTGGAGTTCTAAAGGTTGTAATGTCTTGAAGAAGAGGTTAAGGCTTATTTGATTGTAAGCAAGGATATCATCTATAGCATCTAAAATCATCTCTTGGAATGGTCGTATAACCGTGTTGTGAAAAAGTAGACTTGCAGTCTTCAACTCATCAGCATTGTTACCTAAACCACTTTGGTCTTTAATACCCATAAGCATAGGAGAAGTAACCCTATGTGCTACCATCAACTTACGCATACTCTCATCTGCTAAGAATTGGTATTGCTCACTCGCATCCGATAGTTGTACAGGCTCAATACTTGCAGCCATCTCCTTATTATCGTTAAACGCAAGGATAAACTTACCGCTATTGGAAGTACCGCTAAACTTTTGGATGATTCTACGCTCTATAAGTTCTCTCTCCTCCTCAGTAGGTACTCCGTTGTTGAAGTTAATCAACATAGAAGGGCTTAGACCGTTCTTAATGTTGTTGATGTGGTAGTTTGCTACCTCCTCCTCTAATTCAGCATAAGAAATACCTCCTTGATAGTCTACAGGAGAATAGTAATAGAACCCAGAACGATAAGGCTTGATACAATAGATTTCTAAAGCATCTCCCTTCTCTCCGTGACCAAAGGCAGGTATTCTTGTTGGCTCATACCCTCTCTTACGAATCTTTGTCCAATCCTTAGAGTAGTAGTACCCACATACCTCACCATCTTCATTCATCTTCTCAAAGCGTAGTGTCTCTATAGGCATATGTGCTACCTGTACGATCTTACTCTTATCCTTATTGTAAATAATCTGGAACGCTGCTTGACCTAATGCTTTTAAGTCAAAGGTTACCTTACGCAAACAAGAACGCTTGAATAGGCTCATCATTTGAGCATACGCCTCTGGCTTACGAGAGGCATCAGTCGCAGATAATCCCTTGCCGTACATAAGCTCGGTCATACCATTGATGATAGCATTGTTTGTCGCACTACCATTGTACCTATCAATAAGGTATTGGAAGTAGTTGTTGTCTTCGCCATACGCTACCCACTCCTTACGATTGTCTTCAACTACCGCAGGGGTTGTATGTGAGGCGAGGTTAACGATTCGTATATTACTCATCGGTAAATGTATTGATTATCATTATCAGTATCCTCATAGTGAGTGAACTCACCATTATTGATACTAAACTTCTCTAAGTCCGTTTGGTTAGTGCAGAACACTTTACCTCTATATATCTCGTTAGTTCCTGTGATTCTAATGGTATAGTATCTATCCTGCTCAAATGTATAGGTAGGTGTGATATGCAAGTAATTAGCCTCTTGCGTAGCCGTTAAGGATTCTGTAGAAGATGTGTTTGTCTCCTCATCAGTAATCTTTACCGACACGCTTGTATCAAACGCTCTTGGCACAAAGTATATCTTCTTATCTGTTGTGGTTACAATATGCATAATAGGTTAACCACTAATAGAGGTAAGTGTTATGAAAAAGAAAAGGGTAGCCCCGAAGAACTACCCTATCCCAAAACCAAAACACCTATGTCGTAGGTCTTACAAAGATACTACTTTTTTAGTCTAAATCAATAACAACAGATGCAGAACCCATACCTGCAAATGGGTTACCATCTGTAGCACCTGCAAGGAAGTTTGCAGCAGTACGCTCCATAGCGTTAAATGTAATAGAGTATCCACTCATATCACCCATAGCAGCACCAGAGGCTATAGAACCTCCTGTAACATCTGCTCCGTGTTCACGACCTACCAAGTAAGCATTTCCGTTATAATCCTCAACAACAATGTGAGGTCTTCCGTATGCCAATAACTTGATTTCGTGGTTATCTTCCTTGCTCAATTGAGGTAAAGAAAGAGTAACCGCTTGGTCAAAGAATACTGTTCCATTTTCACGAGATGCGTTAATCGTTTGCTCTACACTTGATGTGCCTTTCAGCTCATACTTGTAGGCATCAAATGTTCCTGTCATATCTGTTACCTCGTTTGAATTGTCGGCAACGGTTACCGTTCCTAAGTCTCCGAAGTCTACAAAGTAAACTGCTTTTAGACCACCTACCGATTCTCTACAAGGTAAAGCACGACCTTTTGTTAAATCACAAGCCATATTATTCTTTTATTAAAAAAGGGCAGACAAGCATTAGCCTACCTGCCCTAATTATTAACTAAACTAAACTACTTCTTAAGTGTATAATACAATATCACCAACGATACCGTACTGAACACCCGAAGTGAATCGCATTACTACACGAACATTTTGAGAACCATCAAGATCAGCCATATCAATTAGCTTCACTTCGTTGTGGTCGCTCAACAATCCTGTACCGAAGAAGATGTTAGACTTCTGTGCAGCTACCATATGGTCATCTGGCATACCAGAACATACAAACAACTTCACACCATCAAACGCTAAGTCACCACCATTGTACCAAGTAGTACCTCCGTTGTTAACACCATTAGCACCAAGACCATTAGCACCGAATCCACCTAAAGCACGAACATAAGCACGAGCAATGTTTTGTGATACATAAATGTACAAGTCCTCTTTTCCGTAAACTGAAGTAGGAATTGCATCTACTACACGAGCAATTTGAGCGATAACATTACTATCAGTAATTGCAACACCTGTAAGGTCTTGTCCTGCGGGAAGGTCAGTATCTGCATCCAACAAAGTAACTAAACCATCAAACTCACCTGCATTAGAATCATCGCCTTGCCAGATTGTTTCTTCAGTCTTTTCTGCTACTTTAGATGCAATGTGACCGATTAAGAAATCGCTAAACGAAGGAGGCAATGTATCAAAGGCAGAGTAGCCCATTTGTACTGCTTCCCAATCGCTATGGAAATCTTTCTTACAAAGCTCTAAGTTTACTTGTAACTCTTTTGGAGTTAATACACGCTCTGTTAATGTAACTGTGCTTTGATCAGCGAAGTCACAAGCAGCGTCTTTTACCAATGCGTTAGTAGAAAGAGTTTTCATTACTTCTTTATACTTGACATTTGGCTTAACGGTGATACCACCACCTTCAATGGTATCAGCACTCAATAATGCAGCGGAGATGTACTTCCCTGCAAACTCACCTGCGTAAGTTGTAGTAATTGATGTTGCCATTTTTTATCTTCTTTTAAAAATGATTATTCAAAATTTATACTATGTTAACTAACTAATGTTGTAGGTGTTAGTTTTCTGCAAAAAAAAAGGAGAGCAATGCCCTCCCTTATAGTATTGTAGTGGTTGAATGTGTTAAAGCATTTTCTTAAGCATTTCATTCCAACCGTTCAATGCGTTTTGATTTTCAAACATTTCGTTAATCAATTTAATTGCTTGGCTATAACCATCTATGTCTTTTGGATTTATTCCTAATTCTTTAGCTGAAACCTCTATTTTATTTAAGATTTTATCGCTTTCAGTTTTTAAGTTTCCTGCTTGTCTTATTGCTCCTCTTGTAATTCCTTCAGCATCATTGACTACTTTCATTACTTCTTTAAATTGAGTTTCCGCTTTTGCACCCCATTTAAATCCATCTTCTTGTAGACTAATTATTCTTTTTGCATCGGATATTAACTCTTTTAAGTCACCAACGGCATTTAACTCAACCTTTTGCTCTTCGCTCAACTCAACTTCTTGAGGAGTTTCTACTTCCTGTGCTTTTGCAGAAAGCTCTGCCCATATCTTTTCTACTTGCTTCATTTTTTTGTTGTGTTTTTAGATACTATCTCTCCCTGCTTGTTTTAGAAGTTTTATTACTTCTCTAATATTTTTACGTTTAAGTTTTAACAAGTCTTGTGCTTTTTTCACTGTACCTAACAAATCTCTACCACCTAATTCTTCTATTGCTCTTGAAATTTCTCTTGCTTCTTGTTCCTTTTCCTCTATCTGTTGTAATTTCTTATATAGATTTTGTTCTTCTTTTTGCGCAAGTCTTGCTACCCTTGACAGTTCATCAAAAGGGTCTGCTTTAGTGCTTTGCGCCCAAGATAACAAATCATCAAGTTTACTCAACTCAACCTTTTGAGGTTTAGCAGATAATTCAGCCCATACTTTTTGTACCTGCTTCATTATCCTAATTTGTCAAAGATTCTACTTAGTGTGTCCTTTCTTGCTCCTTCAGCAAACTTGTGCATCTGTGGGGTCTTAGTCTCTGGGTTGTGCTTGATAGGCTTCGCAGCAGGTTCATCAGTAGACATCTCTACCTCTTCTGCCTTTGGCTCTTCAACTACCTCTTCGCTCATCTCCTCTTCTTTAGGTGACATCATAGACTTGATCTCATCAATCATACCTTTGAGTTCATCCATAGCAGCAGTAAGTTCTTCCTTAGTAGCGTAAGCCATCTCTTCTTCTTTCTCTTCTTCTGCTTGTTCTACCTCTTCTTCTTGAGCAGGTTCTTCAGCAGGTGCTTCTTCTGGTGCTTCTTCTTCTTTAGCCTCATTGATTTCAGCGATAACACCTTCTTCAGCTACAACGAGGATACGACCATCTTCCATTTCGTACTCACCGATAGGTAGAGCGATACGCTCATCTTCAGTAACGATGAATACCTCTTGGTTGGGTTCAAAGGCTTCGGCTTCTATTACCGTGCCGTTCTCTAATTTCATAGACTCCAACTTCACCTCATCTTGTAGGTTAAGCAGTTCCATAATCTTGCTTAATGTTTCTTGTGATTTCATATTATAAGTTTCCTGAAATTTTCTGTATATTCTTAATAGCAGTCTGTGCTGTTTTAAGACCACCTAAAGCACCTTTTTTTGCTCTTGTTGAGTCAGAAATAGCAAATGATACTTCTCTTGGTGGTTGCATACCAACTTCTGCAAACCCTTCAACTGCATATTCCGCTTTGGCTTCTAATGCATCTGCTGCTTCTTTAAGGTCAACTAAATGATTATAAAGTCTCTTGATGTCATTGATGATTTCATTAGACTTTGTTACTGCGTTACTATTGTGCTTCTTCAATTCTTTACTTAATGAATTGAGTTCACCTACTATGTCACGAAGTTCTACTTTCTCCACCTTCTCGGTAGTTTGCTCTTCGGCTAATTTAGCCATCACCTTATTTAGCGATATTCTTTTCATTATTATAGGTTTTGAGTTCGTTTAGATGCGTTAACTACACTATCATTCATTTTACGGAATGTGCTAATACGCTTCTCAACACTACCTAATTCGCTTGTTGAGTTGATACCAAGTTCTTTTAGAGCCTTCTTATATTCCTCAACATCTGTTTGCAAGTTGTTAAGTTCGTTTTCAAGTCCAACAGACTTTTTGTTCGCTTCTTGCGAGGCTGCTTCAAACTCATTTCTTACTCTCTCAATCTTTTGAGAGAGGCTAATGCTTTCTTTCTCAATAGCAGAAATCTCACGAAGGAGATTTATTTCTTGAGGTTGTGCAGATAACTCCTGCCAGATTTTTTCTACTCTTTGCATAGTATGTTAACTATTAGTGTTTGTTATTGTTAGATTTTATCAAGAGACTTCAACTTACTCTCTGCCCATCTCTTAGCACTCTTACCTCCCCATAGAAGATAACTAATGTATCCGCAAGACTTCGTGTCACCCTCATCGTAATACTCCTCTGCTCTACTAAGGTAACTATACATCCTCTTTATAGTCTCTACACTTATAGCTTCGCCCTTCGCTAACTGCTGCGCTCTAACCTTACCTACCTGTGTAGCACACTTATTGTTGACCTTCTTATTCAACTCTATACCCCTTTTAGCATTGTTGCGTACCGAAGTGGGGTAATCCTTGTAAGTCTCTAATTCAGTACGCTTACCCTTTTTTGTGCGAAGGTCTTTCTTGATGATAGCACGAATAGCATTTAACTGCTCCTCTGCTTTGTCTTCTTGTGGATCTTGCTTAGATGCCTCTACCTTGTCTACAAAGTAACCCTCAATGCTAAAGCCTTTGACCTTACCACTCTTCACATAGTCATTCCAAACCTCATCATTATGAACCTTCATTGATACCATCCAAGTGCCTACAGGTAAGTTCATACCATATAGCTTACTCTTGTCTTGCTCACCTTCTATGATCCAACTCTCTACAACACTAAGTCCTGTAATGTCTATTTGGTGTTCTAAGGTTGCCTTATTCTGGTTACCATTGATAAAGAATAACTCACTTGCCTTTCTTACCGTGTCTTGTGAGAAGTAGATGTAATACTCATCATCACCACTCCTACGATAGATAGGTTTGTTAGGTACAAGTGCTGCTCCCAAGAGCAAACGCTTGTCTTCATCCATTGTCTTTAATTCTACTCGCTCTTGCTCTTTAAGTGCAACGAAGTCTTCTTCTATTGCAGGAGCTTCTACGATGCTGATTGCTTGGATACCTGCTTGTAGGCTTTCTTCATCCAATAATAGTTCTACTATTCGCATTGTTAAAAGGTTGATTGCTTAATTCTGTTTCTATCTAATTCTTGTTGTGAGGTAACATCGCTACCTACTACATATGCTTTTACAGGATTCTGTTGTAGTGATTGTAGTATTGCATTAGTGCCTGTACTACCCACTACATTAAACTGAGGAGGCATACTACCTCCACCACCACCACCATCTGGTATGTTAGTATCTACACTACCACCTCCGCTAAATTGTTGTCTTGCTATGGTGGCTATCTGTGCTGCACCTGTAACTCCTACGAGTGCTGCGTTTGCAAATCTAAAGGACTGCGTAGGTGTAGGGTCAGTAGTCTCTGCTAATGCTTTAGAAATACCTTGTGCCGTGCTTATAACTGCGTTGGCTATCCCTGCAACCTTGTTAATCATAAAGGCTCTCTTCTGTGCCTTCTCATTCTCACCTGCAAAGGCTTGTACAAGACCATTGATAGCACTTATAGCATCCATAGACATCTGCACCTTTGCATCTTGTACATCTCTCTCAAACTGCTTACGCTTACGAGCTTCTTCTGCCTCTTGTGTAGTACGCTGAGCATTGAGTACATTTATCTCATTGGTAGCATCTCGGAACGCTTGAGTGTCTGTTTTATATAGTTTTTGTTGGTCTTTTAATTGTCTTAGTCTCTTCTCATAGATAGACTTACTAAGAGACTCCTCAAAAGCCATCTTAGCTTCTGCATTTGTTTGAGCATCTATGAATGCTTGACCTTCTATCTCGTAAACTTCTAATTCATTCTCTTTACGACTTTTCTCAATATCTAACAACTCTCGTTGTAAAGACATCTCATTCATCAACTGCTCACTACGGAATCCTGCTACCTGTGCTTGTACACCTGCAAGTTCTGTTTCTGCTTGTTTCTTAGCATTAATAAATTCTACATTGTCTTTTGCTAACGCAAGGTCTTGGTTAGCTTTATCTAATGCTACTTGAGCCACTCTAAGCATCTCTTCCTCTTGCTTTCTTAGTACCTCGCCTAACTCCTCATTCGCCTTGATACGCTCATCCATACCCAAGCGTTCATCATCTCGTACTTGTCTAAGTTTCTCCGCTTGTAAGTCGTACTTCTCAATAAGACCTTGAGACAATACATCTGCTAACTCAGCTTTTTTGTTTAGTTCAGTCATTGCTACACCTGCCTTGACCGTTTTAGTAGTGTAGTCAGCAACGGCAGTAGCTACCTTCTTAGTAGTATCTACCACCTTATCAAAAGAACCATCAACACCTGTAATCACATCTAATGATTCCTTACCTGCGTTCTTGACATCTTCTAACGCTCCTGCAAAGTCACCACTAAACACCTTCTTAACTGCACTCGCTAAGAACCCTAATGTGTCAAGATATGACTCAAATCTTTCTTGTATGTTTTTCTTAAATGCATCAGCAAAATCTTTTAAGGCTTGTTTAGGGTCTTCAAAGATTGCCTTGAAATAATTGACAATAGAACTACCCCCACTACCAGAAATCCATTTGGTAAAGTCGCTAAAGGCTATCTGCAAAGTATTGAAAGAGGTATTGAAGAAGTCTACTACTTGCTGATTATTGTCAAACAATTCTTTAAGGATGTTTAAAGCCTCAATCACAAGACCAATACCTGCGGCTTTCATAGCCATCCCTAAACCTTTAAAGCCTGTAGATAATGCCTTAACACCTTTCTTAGACTCTTGCGCACTCTTACCGATATCTTCAGCACTATCAGCAATATCATTAACTGCTTCAGCAGTCTTGTCGGCTTGTTTTTGAGAGGCTTTTAACGCATCAATAAGTTCATCTAACTTTCTCTCAAGACCAGAAAGGTCTGCACCTATTACTATGTTCTTCTCTATCGCCATTTGCCTAATGCTTCTTTAAAAGTACGAGGGTATTGATACTTGCCTTTAGCAGTCCTAATATCCTCATCTCTTTCGTTAGTCTCCTTGAGAGCCTTAATAAGATAACCTAATTGACTATACATCGTTGAGTAGTTCCATTTCAGCCTCACCTGTAGTTAGGTTCAACTTTAATTGATTGATAATGTAGTTTCTTTCGTTAATGGTCAACTTGTCGTTGATCTTCAAAGCCAACATTATACCTAAAGGTAACTGCGCCTTGTAGCTAAATACCCTTCTGCTCGTATCGTACAAGTCAGTAATGTAATCCTTCCAATAGGTATTATACAATCCTTGACTAAAGCCTTGCAGTAAGTAAGGGTCTACCTCAGTACTAAAGTTCAAGGTCTTGGTAACATTCGCAGCAGTAATAGCGTTGACATTACTTGCAAACCAGAATGAACTCTTAGCGTTCTCACCATTACCCATATCAATATAAGCATACCTCTCATCATCACTACTTACGGTTATAGTACCTGATGCATAGAAGATATAAGGATTACCAATGTAAGGCTCTAACTCTCTTGTGATGGTTTTGCCTACATTGATTTCACTTAGACCATTATCCAAGTCATCTAATCTTTCAAAGAGCATATGGTCAAAGCCCACTTCAACATCAAACTCTTCGCCATCAAATGTGAAGTCGGCTCGTAAATCACCATAGCCGATATCATTCTGTAGTCTATATTGTTCACCTAAGATTGCCTCTGTTTCGTTATACTTGTAACTGATTCTACGATAGAGTTGTGGTTTATTGATATTGACCTCTTCCGTATCCACATATTCTGTAATCTCTCTTGTAGTGCCTTCTGCATACCAATCATCTAAGGGTTCTATGTCGTATTGTCCGTTTCCTGTGGGAACGATAACCAAGTTGAAAGCTCTAACAAGGCTACCTATAAAGTCACTAACCTTCTGCTCTGGCATTTGCTCCGATAAGGTTACTATACCTGCCGTAGTCATTGCAGTAGTTATACTTGTAGCTGCTAATAAAGTTACTGCTCCTGTGTCAGCATACCAATTTGCAGTTACACCAACCGTTACGGCAGTATTGTCACCCGAAGGTGCTAACCTCATCTCAACATAATCCCCTACTGAAAGAGTTGGCAAGACAACAAAAACATTAGATACATTACCTGAGTGTTCTCTGTAAGAGAATCGTTCACCATTGATAAATACATCTATTCTATAATTGGTAGAGGCAGTAGCAGTACAAGTGTATGCTATTAAAGCAGGATTATCAGTTGCCGTTACAGGAAATCTATGTAAGGTATCATCAAATGGTGTACCTCCTCCAGAAACTAATTCTATCAGTTCTCCATCTACAGATAATGGTTGGTCTTTAAACATATACCCTGCTCTCCTATGACACCACATAAACAATTTGCCAAAGTCAGCACTATCAAAGAAGTCACTATTGAAAGTGATACTATACTTGCTCTCTATAGCATCCAATATCTTCTGCAACTTTATAGCAGGTTTTAAATCATAGTAGAACACACCGTGTTCTGGGTGACCATTATGATACCATATATTGTTAGCACCACTATCACTACTCGTACTATCGTATATCCAATTTGCTACAGGAGAGATAAGAGGGTAGATAATAGAACTACTCGTACCACTCACATAACCATCTAACCCTGCCTCTATATTGGTATCGTTATAGGTATGGTCATACGCACTCAAATCAAGGTCAGTAAGTTGGTCTTCTCCGAACTTATCCTTGAGAGATGTTACATTGCTAAAGAACCCTACACTATACGCATAAGGTTGCCCTTGCTTTACTTGTACGCTCTCCAACTCTAATACACCTGCTCTAAATAGATTGTGGTTAACCTCTATAAATGCATCTACCCTTACACTCGCATTAAAGCTACCAGAGATATCTACATTGTAGTAATGCTTAAATATCTTGTTGTTCTGTACTGATGCAGGGATAGTAAAACTTTGAGTGAAGTCACCAAAGACCTTAGAGATATCCTTAATGTTTTGTACACTTAGGTTAATCTCTATGTTCTCATTTTGGAATAGGTCAGCTCTTTGACCATCAATGTAGAGTTCTACTTTATACATATCTTGTATCGTATGCTTCTTCTACTTCTATTGTGTAGTTGATCGTTCTATCGTTTATAGACTTCTGTAAGGTTACTGAGTTGGTCACTACATTTACAGGCAACCCATTGAGCAATATCTTCTCACTCATCATAAGGTCTTTGATAGCCTCTCTATAGTCTTCAGTTACCCAACCTGTGTTAAGTGTTGTAGTCACCCTACCGTTGGTATTAAACTGCTGATAGACATTATCTGTAGTATCGTAGGTAAACCCACTTGATGATGATGTGCCTATAGACTTTCTAAAGCGTTCCGAAGTCACACTAAAGTTATCTTGACTTGCTTTGTAGAAGTGGATGAAATCCCAAGTACCATAACGATTGATGTACTGAATAGTATTGATAGTGTATTTAGGCTCACACTCTTTTATTACCGTGATAGTATCAAATACTGAACCTTGCGTATTTAACTCTAATACCCACTCACTTTGATTTACAGGTCTATCGCTACTTGCTCCTGTATACGCATCACTTGTAAGCCAATTGTTTAACCCTAACTCACCTATAGGTATTCTAAGTATCCTATCTTCTGGTTGCACATCAGCATAGTATCCTGTGATGTCAAATTGATGAGTAGTTGCACCTCCTATGCGATAGATTACATTCTCAATAACCTCATTAGCATACTTACCTTGAAACAAAGGCATCATCTCATAGCCATTATCTTTTACATATACCGTTGAGGTATTGTTAAGGTAGGCAGAAGGGAACTCAAAGTTAGTACCCTCACTAAAGAGATGGTAACCATTAGATGCAGGGAAGATATCTGTGCTTCCTGTTGCATTAGTAACCGAAGGTGGGTCTGATTTATCATAATAATTGATATCATAATCTACTTGTACCCATACGATGTTATTGTTCTTCTCGCCTGTAGGAGATGTTCTCGTTTGGTTAGTATCGTATACTGCTCCTATCTCTTCTCGTACCATAGGTGCTATATCAAAGGACACATCAGTTCCTGCAAACACATCTCTAAATAAAGTGTAGTCAGCAGTAGATGGTCTACTATTTCTACTCCCTGCCCATACATATATCTCTAAGGTGATATCGGTTATAGAACTCGCAAGGGCAGAATAGTTTGCCGTTACATATATAGGGCTTCTCGCTCCTACTAATTGGTCTGGTGCTATTACACTCATATTATAAGTCTCGTAATATGTTATCTAAATCATCATCTAAGCCTCTTAAAAGCTCAAGGGGTAACTTCTCAAACTCTAACGCAAATGGTGCAGTAAAGAAGTTGCTCTTAGGTATACCCTTTCTGTATATGCTTCGTGATACCAAAAAGGTAGCACTATCTATATTGGCTTTTGTCTTAGGTATAAACTTTCCCGTCTTGAAGTCTCGTAGCTTAAACTTATTGTTGGTTACCATCCTTCTTATAGCACCCATATTAGGGTACTTGTTGGTAAAGCCAAATCTTGATCCTCCTTGTACTTTGTACTTAACACCATCAACACCCTCATCAATGTATTGACCGTAGTCTAACATCTCAAAGAACATCTCGTAGTTAAAGCCACTTTGAAACTGCCCTTTAGTGTTTCTATTCTGCTTGACTAATAGGTTGAAGTCTATGCTATCCTTTAGGTCACCTGAGAATACTTGTCTCCTTCTACGCTTCTTACCATCGTTAAAGGTAATCGTGCGAGTAGCACCAAGATTTAACTTCGCAGCTTTCACAACCCTGTTACCAAACTGCTCAAGCACTTGCTTCATATGTTTAGTGCTTATGGACAAGTGGTAATGGTATTAGCAATGTCTATAGACAAGGTTAGATTCCAACCTACCAATAGGTTCTCAAACCTATCTTCAAAAGGCTCACAAGTAGGTTGTCCGTTGAGTTGGTATTTGTCTTGCATCAAGTCACCTCTTTTGAGATGTGATACAAGATCGTTAGCTACCAGAAGTTGCGTGTTTAAGATATCGTGTCTATTGTCAACACCATAGAATATCTCTGCCTCTTCTCTTGGGTCATCCTTACTCACATCTGCTACATCCATAAACAAGATGCTCATATTGTAAGTGATGCCAATATCATTGAATGTCACATTGTTTATCATAATGTGAGAGAGAGGGAATATAGTCTGCTTGTTGAGGTCAACCTCAAAGATATCACCCTCAGTAACTGTGTTGACTTGAGAGTTAGCAATAAGGTGTTCTCTAATCTTTGTTGTAATGTCGTAGAAACTCATAATAGGTTAACTTACTATTAGAGTTAGTGTTTAAGCATCTTCTTCTCTACATCACTCTTCTCCTTGTCATATACAAGTTTAGTAAGGCATTGTGATAGGGGTAACATAGTAATAGTATCGTACCTACTAACATCACCTCCTGCAAGGTGGTCTACACTTCCATACCATCCCCACTTTCTACTGAAGTTAGCGGAGGCTGAGAGATTAAGCTCTCCTTCTTCTCCTCCTCCAAAGAGGTCTGGGTATCCTTCAATAATTTGTTGCTTAAACGATAAAAAAAAAGCGTAGCACCTAACGCTACATCTAATGGAAAGTCTGCATAGCCATCAGTACCCTTGTAAGGTTCTATCTCATACAGGTCACCCTTCTCCTTTACAATAGGTCTATACAATACTCCTACGGTCTTATGCAATTGTTGCATATCACTTAGGTAGCTATCCAAATCTATATACTCTCCAAAGCTCATCTCTTCAAGGTTGGGTATAAATCCATATTCCTTGCCTCTAAAGGACAATCTCTTTACAAGTGGATGCTTACCACCTACGATAGATAATATGTGCTGAGAGATGTCTAAGATGTCCTCTGCTTTCATTGCATAGGCTACCTTCAATGGTATGTTAGCAAATAGTTCAAGAGCCTTGAGTGTCATAAAGGTTTCATCACCTTCTACCTTGAGAAACTTTTGGTACTGCTCTACCGTGAGTTCTCTTGCGTTCTCTGGAAGTATAACCTTTACCTCCTTACCTGACTGCATATCTACCATAGTTCGGTCTGCTTAGTTTATTATATGTTGCATACCTCAACGCATCTATAGCGTGGTTAAACGCATCTATAGGTTTATTGAGTAGCTTACCATTCTTATCTTCTACCCACTTGTAATTTCTCATCTCCTTGACAAAGTTAGCACCTGTGATATGTAGCTTATACCTCTTGAGCATATCAATACCTGCATTGATGCTATCAGCACCTTTCTTAGTAGGCTTGATATTCCAACCCATCCTGTAGAGTTCCTCTATGGATTTAGGTTCTGCACTATCAGCAAATATCTCTGCTCTACGATCTATCCCCAATGCTTTTAACTTCTCACTAATATCCCTATTGGTTAGGTTCGTTTCGTATAGAAGTTCTTTTGCAAAAATGTTATTATCGTGATGATAGACACCAACGAGAGTAGTCGGGTCATTAGTAAAACCAAAGTCCATACCGTAGGAGAGGAATTTAGCCTGTTCGGGTATCTCCTCTTCCATAAATGTAAAAATTGTAGCTTTACTTTGACCCCTTTCTCCCAATCCGTATATGCGCCAGTAATCTTCATCAGTAGATTGTAGTCTCTCAATCTCCTCCACAATACTATAATCCAGAAAAGGATTATCCAAGTAAGTAGATTTGATAAAGGTGACATCATCTCTCGTGAGTAACCTGTCGTATATCCAATGGAAGTCATCGGAGGGGTTGTAGTCAAGGTATATCTTGTCTGTGGTTCTAACGAGTAATTGGAAGAAGTCTTCCCAAGTAAGTTCGTTTGCCTCGTTACAGAATAGATAGTGCCGTCTTGCACCTCGTTTCTTTTGAGGTTGGTCAAGTGACACGAACTCAATGATGTTGCCGTTAAGCCTATATATGTGTTCGGATTTGTTATGATACTTCTCATCATACAGGTTCATATTAGTTAGTATCTCAATAAAGTCTCTCATCGCAGTCATCTTGAGAGAGGGTAGAGATTTACGCACAATAGTAAAGACCTTACCCTTCTCGGATAAAGCCAATACAATGATGAGTTGAAGTAGTGAGTATGTTTTACCAGAACGAGTACCTCCTTGATTAACTACAATCTTGGTAGGTGCATTATAGTTCTTCTCAAATATCTCACTCGTTTTTATCGCTACGCTTGACAATCTCTATCTTAACTTCGTTAATCTCCTCATCGGTTTCTATCTTGTTCTCAACCCTTGCAAGTTTAGGAGTGGTGTACTCCGCCATTTGGTTGAGTATCGTTAGAGCCTTCTCTGGGTTGTCTGCTGCAACCTCAGTTAACCAATTGGTCATATTCTCTAAGTTATCCTCTACGAGCTTTGTAAAGGCTTCTCTAATCTTGTTAGTGGTTTTGTTGGGTGTACCCTTTGTTCTACCACCTTTCTTTTCTTGTCCTGCTTTGAACGGCATACTATACAATTCTACTTTAGTATGTTAACCTATTACATCAAATATTGTTGATTGCTTACGAACTTGTGTTCTTGATTGTTCGTTGCCATATGTGAATCCCTCATATCCCATAGCGTGTAGCATAGTTTCATACAGGTGTGCTTGGATAGCAGTCTTGTATCTACCAACTACTTCATAGCCTTCTACAATCTTTCCTTTCTTTTTATGCTCTCTCATTCTTCTTGTGAGGTAATTAGTCATACCTATATAATGATGTTCTGGTAGATAGTAAACGGTATAGTAAGGGTCTTTAGTAGATTTCTTTCTTGGGGTCGTTTCTTTGCGAAACTGATACTGCCTTGCCATATCTTTCTTCTTGCACTCTTTACATTCCTTCCTGTATCCATCCGTACTATCTTTCCTTGTATGAAAATCAGTAAGAGGTTTAAGGTAATTGCATTTACTACATATCTTCTTCATTACGCTTTCTTTTAGCCTCTTCTCTAAAGAGTTTCTTAATGGTTTTAGTGTTGGCTCTACGAGCTTGTCTATTCTCTCGTGTAGGTGCTTCAGGTAACTCTATGAAGTTCTTTACGAATGCTTGTTCATCTCTTGATAGTTGTCCTCTCATATGTATTTGTACGAGGAGTTCAAAGATGTTGTTTAGGTTGTTACGATTGATGAGTACATTAGCACTCTTACCTGTATCACTCATTAGAATTTAATTAGTCTCAGTCTTCTTTGGTACTTGCGTATAAGTAATGCTGAGTTGGTTAATTGGTGTTGTAGTTCTGGAGTCCATCCGAATCTACTTGCTTGTATAGATAGGTTGATGTTATCTATCATTAACATATCAAGGTACTTCTGTACTTCTCGTATGTGTCGTGTCTTGCGAAGGTATGATTTAATCATTTTCAATTCCGTTTTGATCCCTATCTCTAAGGCATAGTTCTATAATTGTCATAGGCTTATTGCAGTTGCAACTCATTGTAAACTGATTGTAGGGTGTACATACACATACATTAGAGCCAGTACGCTTAGTGCTAAAGTGCAGATCGTAAAGACCATCAAGGCAAATAGAATCTTTGTGGCTTTTTCTTGCTCATTCATCTCTCTTTAGTGTTAAAGGTTAAGTAGCATCCATATACCAAAAAACATATGGATAATTAACATTATACCCTCAACAAGCATATGACCTATAAAGTCGTTCTTGCTTTTGCTACCTCTTTGCGGAAGTTTAATTCCGTTGCTTACTGCCTTTAGCAGTAGGAAAATTGCTATTGCTTTAGTCATCTCTCTTTGGTTTTAAATGTTTTATCAAAATATTCTTCTGCTCTATGTGGGTGTATCGGTATATCTTGACCTCCCTCCCAATAAGCATCCATAATCACCTCTTTCTCTTTCTCAAGCATTGAT